TAAAGGTTCTTCAATATGTTCAGGAATTGCTAAATTAAAAACTCCAAATTCAAAAGTATTACTCTTTTGAGTCTGAAGATTCTTTACCTGACTTTTTCTTTTTGGTTGCTTTCTTTGGCTCATCTTTAGTTTTTGTAGTTGATATTTTTTCTATTACATCAGTCATTCCTAATTCTTCATAAGCGTGTGCCAAAACCTCTTGACTGGCTACAGCCCATTCAATTATGAAACCGTTTTTAACTGATACACCTGATTCAAGTTTTGCTTTATAAGTACCCATAAATGTATATATTTTAATACTGCTTAAATTTATTTCTTTTTCTGAACATCCACACATAATTTGCCAAAAGATATTAATAGGGCAATGTTATAAACTTTTTACGAACAAAGTTCAACCTACTTCTATACCTTTAGTTATTTATGATACAGTTGCTACTAGTCCTGTTGCATTAATTGAAACTGCTGCACCTGCTGCTACATAAGTTCTTGGTAACTCATACTGAGTACAAGTTAAAGTAACTGTAATTCCTGTTTCATCCGAAAAAGCAGCACCTGTAGTACCTTCTACAGCACCTAATCTTGCGAAAGTTTGTGGTCTTGTTCCAATGTGTGATGCTACTGCCAAATCTAATCCACCATCTCCACCTGTTAAAGTTCCACTAATTCCCATTACAAAATAAGTACCATTAGTATCTAACATCATTACTTGTAAACATTTACCTTGTAAATCAGTTATACGATTTCTTCTTGCCAAACCTAATTGAGGAAGATTAAAAGTTAAACTACACTCGTAAGTATTTGCGTTTCCAACTGAAGCACCAGTTACACTTAAAACAGGAGTTTCTATTTTACTTTCATAAACACCCCAAGTAGAAGTTGAACCTCCACTATCTGCTATTGATGTAATAGTTCCTGTTCCTAATGTTGCTATTTGGTCAGGGCTTCCTGTAGAGTTCCATTCTCTTATAAAGATTGTTTTTATACCACCACTTGCTTGTATGTTACTGCATTGTGTTGTTAATCCATCTGCTATTGCCATGTTATTATTATTTTTAAGTTATTATGTTGTTGTTGCTGCATAAGTAGTTGATGGAGTAGCATCTGTATAGTACGCTATAGTTCCTGTATACTCTCTTGGTAATTCAAATTGCTTACACATTAAATTTACAGTAAGACCATTAGTATCATCAAACGCACTACCTGTACCACCCTCTATAGAAGAAACATTTACAAATGTTTGACTTCTTTCTGGTACACTTTCATTTCTATACAACTGAGAAACACCTAAAACAAAAGCGTTGTCATTGTTGTCAACTGCTATAGCCATCATACAGTCAGTTAGCATATTTTGTAATTCTGCAAACTTTTTAGTTCCCATTTTAGGAAGCATAAAAGATAATCCACACTCAAAAGCAGTAGAACCATTCTCTTTAGTTGCGTTTACAGTCATATTAGCCTCTTGACTTTTAAATTCATATAAAAACCAATCTGCATTAGCAGGTCCTGATTTTTTAATACTAGTTATAGCATGGTCATCTGCATTATCATAAACGATAATATCACCTGCTGTCCAATCTCTCAATAAGATGTGCTTTATACCTCCTATTTGCTGCAAATCATCACAACTAATTGCGATTCCTTTATCTATTGCCATGTTGTTATTTTTTTATTAGTTATTAGAAGTAATTAAGAGAGAAGGACTAGCCTCCTCTCTATCATTACATTATTGTTATACTACAATTCCCCATTGAACAAGAGAAGAATACAAGTACTGTACTCCTAACTTGAAGTAACCTCTGAAGAACATTTTTTCTTCTAAATCATCATAAAAAACTTTGAATGAACCTTCTGGGTCTGTTACATCAGAACCAATGATTAAGTTCTCAACTGCACAGTAACATACACCATTGTTAATATTTGCCCCTGCTGCAGTTTCAAATAATTCAGGGTTAGTATCTACTAAGATAGTATCCCACTCATACATTGCTACTAACTCAACACCTCTAAACATTACTCTACGCATACCATCAACTTGGTTTACGATTGCTAAATCAGCAGAAGAACCTTCTAAGTTTGCTAAGTAAGCGTTAAAGATTTTAGGAGTTACGAACATTTTCTTATCACCTGCTGCTACTTGTTGAAGTGCTGCTGGTGCTTGGTCGTATACATTTCTAATTAATCCGATTGCATCTCCTGCAGTTGGTGCTGCTTCTGTTCCAGCATACTCAATTACAGTTTCAGCCTTCATTAATTCCATCCAACCATCAAAAGCAGTATAACCTGCTACTCCTCCTACTACACCACCCCACGCTAATCTTACCACATCTTGTGCGATACCTTTTACTGCTCTGTTTACGATTGCATCTCCTAATTGAGTCCCCTCAACATTCATTACATCAGCACCATTTCGGTACATTTCCTCAATATAAGTTCCAAAGAACTCATCAGTACATTGCTCTAAAGCAACTCTACATCTACCTGCAGTAATTGTTTTATTGTCAATATCAAATTGTGTTGAACCACTTGTCGCTGAACACGCTGTATATGGTTGTACAATTTTAGTTAGAGCAGCAGAAGTGTAAACATTCATTTTATGTTTAACATTAGGCATAACTCTATAGTTACGCATAATTTCATCACTTCTAAATACTGGCTCGTAAAATAGTTCGTTTAAACTTGCACCATTATATGTTGCGAAAGTTCCTTTATCTGCTACATTTGCCATTTTTTTTTATTTTTTTAATTATTAAATTTGTTTCTAATTCTTCCTGCCATTGCATTGTAAAAACCCGCATTAGCATCTTCTTTTTTGTTCTCAACTACTGCAGGGTCTGCTTCAGTTACAATCTCAGTACCTTTAGCATCTGCTTTGTTGATTTTAGCGTTTAACGCTTCAACCTCTACTGTTAAAGTTTCGTTAGTTCCTTTTGAAGCAACTAATTCTTCCTCTAACAAAGAAATTTTGTTTGATAATTCAATGTTACCAGTTTCAAACTCAGAAATCTTATTCATGATTTCATCATTATCCCCTAGATTAACAGTTATCATAGTTTGTTCAGCAACATCTTCAGAAACTTTTACATCACCTTTTACAGTAGCAACGATTTCTTCAACTTTATTACTAAACCATTCTTTTAACTCGTTAGTCATTTTTTTGTTATTTATATTAATACTTAATTTATTTTGTATTTCTTCTTGTGTAATGTTCTTAAATTTAGAAACATCATACTTTGCAGCCACTTTAATAGAGTCAGAGATAGTGTCAATAAAGCCTAACTCATACGCTTCATTAGCATTTAACCAAGTTTCTTCATCCATCATCTGAGCAAGAGCATCATAAGACAACCCTGTCTTTTTTCTATAAATGTCTGTAAGTTCACTTGTGATTTTATCAAGAGTATCTGCAGTTTTTCTCATATCTTTTGACTCACCCATTGTACCACCCCAAGCGTTATGTATCATAAATAAAGAGTTTTCTGCCATTACAACCTCATCAGCACCAAGAGCAATAATAGTAGCAATACTTGCTGCTATACCCTCAATATAAACTGTAGTCTTAGCCTCTCTCCTTTTGATTACATTATACATTGCCATACCATCAAATACATCTCCACCTAAACTGTTAATGCGTAAATTGATAGGCATATCTTTTAATCCTTTAATGTCAGTAATGAACTCTTGTGCAGTTACACCATAAGTTCCTATTTCATCAAAGATATAAATGTCAGCAGTTTCATCTGCCTTGTTTTGAATGTTATACCATTTTTCGTTCATAGGTGCAAAAATATAGTTTAAATAAATTAGTTTTACCTAATTTTCTTACAAAACTTTTAGTATGTAATATTATTAGATGGAATCGCTTTCTTTCTTTCCTTGTAAACTATGTTTTGTGCTTGACTTTCACTTATCTTATATTTAATAGATAAGTCCATCCAAGTGTAAGTTCTGCTACCTTTGTTACCCACTAACATTCTATCAAAGTCAGCAATAATCATATAATTCCTTACTCTTTTTGGTTCTATTATGCCTTTCTCAACAAGATGTCGTATCATATCCTTGCAAGTTGGTGATTGACCAAATCGCTTTTCTAATTCAACTCCACAAATATCAATGAAGTCTTTAACTACATCTACCTTATTTTGTCTTTCTTTTTTTTGAGGCATTTTTCTTTTTAGGTGTTTGTTCAACTTCAATCCACTCATCCATCATAGTATTCCAAAACTTACAAACTGCTGCTCTGCAAGAAGTACATTTAATGTCTTGTTTGTTTTGAGGGAATAACAAGTGCCATTCTGCAAACATTATATTAAGTGATTCAGAGTGATAGGTAGTGAAATTTTTAGTATAATTCATGTTATTGATAACAGCATCCATCATCATACTTCTTTTTTGCTTACTGTAATTTTCAGCGATTTCTTTAAAATTCATTTGTAAAGTTTTACCATTTATTTTTAGGACATTTACCAAAAAACTCTTTTGTTAATGATGTCTTTGCATCTAGGAAACACTTACATTCAGCACATCTTGCACCTCTTGTTATCTTTGGTTTCTTTAGTAACATAAAGTTTCGGTAAAAACTACAACTTTTACATATATCTAATCTCTCTAACTTGGTTTTCTTATCAACAAACATTTGTTTATTTCTTTGATTATTAAATTGTTGC